CTTTGATAAGGTGAAGGCAGGGCTTAACAATCAAAACTCAAACTTTAGGCACTCTACCTTAAAAGAAGGTGAAGAAGTACTTAAGTCTGGTTATAAAATAAAAGATAAAGAAGGTAAGTGGGGTGTAGATGGATTCCAATCCGTTATACACTGTAGAACAATGAGTAACCCAGAGGTATATAAGGGGGAACGTCTCTCTGTTATGGTTTTTGAGGAAGCTGGTGAATTTAAAGAACTTCTTAATGCTTATATGTCGTCTAAGGCATGCTTTATGGACGGTGATGTTCAGTATGGCGTACCTATTATTGGGGGTACTGGGGGTGATATTGAAGCGGCCTCTAAAGATTTTATGGAAATGTATTACAATGCAGATGCGTTTAATCTTATTCCTATGTTCATTCCTGCTTCTATGTGTTATCATGGATTTTTTGACCTATCTAAAGGTAAGTCAGATAGCGAAGGAGCAACCAAAGCTCTTAAAGACCGAAGAGAAAAGCTACACGAAGCGGGTAATCAAAAAGGATACAACTTAGAACTACAGAATTATCCTCTATCCGTTGAAGAAGCTTTCTTACAAACTAAAAACTCTAGGTTTAATGTTGCTAAATTAAATTCTCAACGAAGTGATATACTTAGTAGTGAAGAATTACAAGGACAGATACAGTCAGGAAGGTTAGAATGGGTTGGAGATGGCATGGAAGTTAAGTTTGTCTTAGATAGATATGGTCCATATAAGATTTTAGCCCACCCAAAGACTGAATTAAAAGGACTGGATATTGGTGGAATTGATAGCTATGACCAGGACAAGTCGTCAACTTCGTCCTTGGGGAGTGCTATTATCTTTAGACGATTCTTTAACATGGAAATAGCTGGAAACTACCCTATTGCTGAGTATACAGAGCGTCCAGACACCGCTGAGGAGTTCTGGGATGGGTGTTTAAAATTAGCCGTATATTACAATGCGAAAATGTTAATAGAGTTCACCCGTATTGGAATCATTGGATACTTCCAAAGAGCAGGTGGAAAACAGTACTTAAAAGAGAGACCTACAACAGCTCACTCACCTAAGACTGTCAATAGAAACAAGTATGGTTTGCAAATGAATAAACACACTAAGGCAGTGATGGAACAATTCATGGAAAACTATATAGAAGAAAATTGTCAAGACATTTGGTTTATTGACCTACTGGACGAGTTAAGTGTATACGGCTTAAGGAACACGGATAGGGCGATAGCTTTTGGTTTATGTCTAGTACATGATATAGACCTATACGACAAACAAGTTAAGATGGAGAAAGCAACTAAGCAAGGCTTGGGCTTTGTTTATTACAAAAGAGAAAACGGACGACTGATACCTTATAAAGAATAAAACAATGAGTAAATTTCCTAAACAATTTATTTCCGATAGCGAGAAAACAGAAGAGTGGTGTAAAGAAAACATAGACGCTATTGTATCTCAATTAGAAAGTAGTAATGCAGAGGGTTCTATTAGCGAGAATGATAAAGACATTCGAAACTATAGACTATATAACGGAGACTTAGAACAGGAGGATTACACTTATGTTACTGAGCAGTACAATATGCCTTCTCCTGCTACTATGGCTAACTATCCTATTACTAGGAATAAGATTGACTTACTATGTAACGAAGACTTAGGTCGTCCATTAGATAAAAGTGTCTTTGCTGTAAACCTAGATGCTGCCCTTAGAAAGGAACAGTTTAAGGTTTCCCTTATAGCCAATGAGTTACTGAAGGAGATTAGTTCTGAAGTTGAGTCTGAGTTTGGTATGGAGGTAGAGATGGAGAATAAAGATTTCCCTATCCCTGACGACATCGACCAGTTCATGAGGTATCAATATAAGGAAGTTATAGAGGAATCTATTAATGACGGATTAGACTACCTAGCACAGAAGTATCAATTTAAACACATGTTTAAGGAAGGTATGAGAGACCTTTTAGTTACGGCTAAAGAGTTTTATAAGGTGTACGTGAAAGATGGAGACCCGTATGTAAGACGTGTAGACCCTAGAACCTTTGTGTTCGATAAGTCTATTGATTCTGACTTCTTAGACAATGCTCAATGGGCGGGTGAAGAAAGATGGCTTAGTGTAAATGAGGTTATAGATGAATTCAGAGACCAATTAGATGAAGATGATGTAAGAGAGTTGGAAGACATGCGTCAAACAACTTCTGAAAACTTAGATAAGTGGAATGGTGGATTTAATTGGGTAGAGATAGATAGCTCTAAAACCATTAAGGTTCGTGTAGTATCTGCCGAATGGAAATCAATTAAAGCACTTAGATTTAAAATATCAGAGAATAAATACAATCCTGAGCAGCCATTTAAAAAAGCTGTAGGCGATAATTACAAGAAACGCAAAGGAGATGTAATAGAGACTAAATGTGTAGATGATATATGGGAAGGTTCTCAGATTGGTGGTAAAATACTAGTTAACTGCAGAAGAAGACCTAATCAAGTAAGAAGTGTGGATGATGCTGGTAGTACATCTTTATCTTATGTAGGTGTTGTGTATAACCATACCACAGGGAAGCCAACATCATTAGTTGACATTCTTAGGCACATACAAATGCTATATAACATTGTTATGTACCATATTGAGTTATCATTAGCTCGTTCTGGTGGTAAAGCAGTTGTATATGATGTATCTCAAATGCCTACTAATATTGGTATGGATATGCAAGAGGTTATGTACCACTTAAAGAATGATGGTATCATACCTATTAACACTAGAGATGAAGGTGGGGACACTGCATCATTTAATCAATTCCAACAAGTTGATTTTACTTTATCTCAATCAGTTCAACAACTTATCAATCTTAAGATGATGTTAGAGCAAACTGCTGGACAAATATCAGGAGTTTCCCCTCAGAGAGAAGGTGCTGTAGAGCAGTATGAATACGTTGGGAATGTACAACGTTCTGTTACTCAGTCATCTATATCAACAGGTGGTTGGTTTTATGCTCATAACGAAGTTAAGAAGAAGGTGTTTACTAAAGTAGCCAACCTTATGAAGATAGCTTGGGCTGGCGGAAAGAAAGCTGCCTTTGTTCTTGGTGATGCTGGATATAAAATGCTTAATGTACTACCTGATGTATCGTTAAATGATTACGGTATATTCATGGGTGATGCAGGTAAAGACGATGCTCTTAAACAAGTTGTTCAACAGATGTCTCAATCTGCACTACAATCTGGTTCTATTAGTTTGTTAGATGCTCTTAAGGTTATGAAGTCTGATACGATGACTGAAGCACAAGCTGTTTTAGAACAAGGTATAGACGCTATGAAAGAAACTCAACAAGCTGCACAGCAACAAGCGCAACAACAGCAACAAGCTACTGCTGAGTTACAACAACAACAAGCACAAGCTGAATCTCAAATGAAGCAGATGGATATTGACGGAAGAATAAAAGTTGCTCAGATAAATGCTGAAGCAAGAGTAGCTGCTCAAGAAATTGCATCTAATACTTCAAGAGATGTGGAAGATTCTAGAGAGCGTAATAAACTTACTCTAGAAAAAGTAAAAGCAGATTTTGGTTCTCAACAGCAAGAGAAAGACGCTGAGAATGAGATGAAGCTTGAGTCGAAAAAAAGTATTCAAAAAAAGTAATATATTTGTAATCAGTTAAAAGCACAATAAGATGGCAGAAGAAAGCAAAATAATCGAAGAGGTATTAGCAGAGACCGATTCAAATGAACAGGACAATTTTGACCCTACCGCCTTTCTAGGTGGTAGTGTTGAAGCTTCACACGACTTGGTAGACAAGCCTAATACGGAAACACCTAGTAAAGAGGTGGTTACAGAAAACGCTACGGAAGTAGAGGAAGATGGTGACTTTTCTTGGGACAATGTTGATGTTAAATCCGAAGAAGTCGAAGAGGTAGCTGAGCCTGCAGCCGAAGAAAAGCCTACAGAAGAGGAAACGGAAGACGATTGGGATTCAGGAGAAGAACCTGAAAAGGTAGACAAAGCCGAGCCTAGTGAGTTTAACTGGGAAGAAATAGGGAAAGAAGCTGGAATAGATGCCTCTAACAAAGAGGAATTTATAGCTAAGATTAAAGATGCATTAAAGCCTCAAGTTGACGATAATGATACTATCAAAAACTTAAGTACATTCTTAGACCTTACGGACTTGGAATTAGTAACTGCAGACATGAGAGCTTCTAAGTATGACGATGATGCGATAGAAGATACTGTAGATAGATTAAAGGACTCTGGATTATTAAAGAGAGAGGCTACATTAATCCGTCAGCAATTAACAAAGCATATCCACGGAGAGAAGGATAGATTGCGTACAGAAAAAGCAAAGGAAGAAAAGCAAAAGACTGATACAGCTTTAGAATCTAAAAAACAACTTCAAGACTTTATTAAAGGTAAGGATGAGTTTTTCGGAGGTAAGGTGTCTCAGAAGGAAAAGAAACAATTGTATGGTTATATAACCAAAGGTGATTTTGCCCAAGATATATTTGAGTCTCATGCCAATGTTGCAGAGGCCGCTTTCCTATGGCAAAACAAGAATAAGATTTTCAAAATGATAAAAACGCAAGGCGTTGAACAAGGAAAGTCTAAAGTTCTTGATGGAATTACATCTCCTAGTAGAGGTAATCGTTCATCTAATAATTTCGAAGCCCCTAAGAAAGGTTTTGACCCTAGTAAATTCTTAGGTTAATTAAACATACATAGTTTATACAAATAATTTTTTAATTAAAACACACAGAAAAAATGAAAGTTTATAGCGCAAAATATGACGCAGCCTATAGCGATGAGTCTAACTCACTTACAGCAAACCTGCTAAAGTATCCAGAGATTGCTAAAAAAGTAATCGAACTTTACCCTCGATACACAACAACTTACCTATTAGAGAAATTAGGATTTGGTGCTTCTGAAAAAGTACTAGGTGATAATTCATTCGAATGGAAATCAATGGGTCGTTACAGACAAAAGCAAACTCTTGCTGCAGGCTTAACTCTTGCTGCTGATGGTGCTCTTGCTATTGGTGCGGCAATCTCTTTTGATGTACATGACAATACAGATGGTAACGTTTGTATGATTAACAAAAACGACATCATCAAAGTTGGTGGTTCTCAATACCACGTAACTGCAGTTACAGCTGGAACTAGTACAGAAGACCACGCAACGGTTGCTGCTGTATGTTTACAAGCTCACGCTAACGATGCAGTTATTGGTGCAGAGGATGACGTAGTAGCTGTTATTGGTAATGCATTCGGTGAAGGCTCAGCAGGTGCTGATGTTGGTGAAGGTTATTCTTACCCAGAAACTCGCAAGAACTATGTAACTATTTCTCGTAAGAAATTAGTTATTGATGCAACTGATTTAACTGACATTACTTGGGTTGAGCATAATGGTCACAGACTATGGTTCTTCACTAAAGAGCAACAAACTGAATCTCAATTTATGTATGACCTTGAGGTTATGCGTTGGTTTGGTAAGTCGTCTATGTCTGGGAATATTACAACTGCAGGTGGTGCACAAACGCAAGGTGCTAACTTACCTGTAATTGGTGATGGTATCCTTGAGCAAATCAAAGGTGCTAACACTTTAACTTACGGTTCAACTGGCGCAGTTGATGCAGCGTTGTCAGAAGACATTATGTTAGAGTTTATCGGTAACTTATCTTTAAATGCTGAAAATGCAACTGGAAATGAATACGTAGTGTTCACAGGAACACAAGGTAAAATTCAGTTCCACAAAGCGATGAAAGATTTATTAATTAAAGATGGTGCTGGTGCAGCTTCAATTTTAGTTGATAAATTCGGACAAGATGTAGCTGTTGGTGCAAACTACTCTACTTACCAAGCTTTAGGTAATAAAATTACTTTAGCTCACTGTCCAGTATTCGATGACCCGAATGTAGCTCCAGCTCCAGGTTATGCAAATGACGCAGCTGTTGGTGCAGGATTTAAAGGTCAAGTGATGTCAGGTGTAATGGTATTCTTAGATATGGGAACTTCACAAGGTGTAGCTAACATTGAATTGATTGCTAAAGGCGCTGAAGGAACTAACCGTAACTGGGTTAAGAAATATGTTCCTGGTATGATTAATCCTTACGATTCAAAATCAATGCTTGCCGCTAATGGTGATGATAAATTTGAATGTCACTGGTTAACTCAATCAGGTATTATTGTAAGAAACCCTCTTTCTTGTGGTATCTTACGCCCTGTAGATGTAGTAATCTAGTAAATAAATAATAGGACACACCTCTTCGGGGGTGTGTTTTTTTAATCAAAGTAAAAGTAAAAGCAAAGAAGATGGAAGCAAAAAAAAGATTTGTAAAGTATGAGTATTTCACTCATAAGAATTTTAATTTTTTCGAGTTCGCTAACTACAGAACAAAGACAGGAAAAATTATGAAGTACATGGATGTAAATGAATTAAGTGCAAAGCTTAGGTTTACATCACCAGTTCAATTATTGGACATGGATAATGAAGGTCACGTCTTGATAGATGCGTTTCTAAAAAACTACCCAGCTGTATTGGCAGGAGAATGGACTAGAACTGATTTACAGGCCGAAGAAGAGAAGCAAACTAAAGGTACGTTAGATTCAGCAAGAGCTATAATTGTTGCTGCTAAGATGACTGACACTGAAGTGAAAGACTTCGCTACATTAAAGGGCTTTAATTTAAACTCTGATATGGATTTATTACGTGCAAAGATTATTACAATTGCACAATCAAGTCCAGATTCGTTTATGGAAATACAGTTTAATCCAGACAAGGATTTAGAGGTATTTTTATTACAAGCATTAAAGGCTAATATGATTTCTCATAGGAATAGTACCTATTTTTATAACAAAGAAGCCATAGGAACAACCAAGTCACAAGTGGTAGTTTGGTTAAAAAAGAATCAAGATATTTTAGCTATCTTGAAGCATGAAATAAGAGGAGAAAAGACTCCTAAGAAAAGAACAATTAAAACTGTATAGTAATGATTGAAGCAGTTGCTCAAGCCCGAATAAGGAACATTATAGATAGCGAAACTACAGCTTACTTTTCTGACACAGAGTTGTCGGAGTTTCTGGAGATGGCTACTGATGAATTTGTGCAGCAGTACTATATGGGGTTTGAAACCACTCAAGACAACAGAGATAAATTACAGGATTTAGTTATTAGCAAAGAACAAGCATTTGTAGATGGTACTGCAGTAGTATTAGACACAATGGATGAAAGCGATACGTATGGTAGATTCTTATCTGCTTATGTAAAGTCTAGTCCTAATGTTAATGTAAAGGTTATTCAGATAAGCGATATTACAGCTTATTTAAACGACCCCTTTAATAAAGCGGATGCTAGTAATCCAGTAATGTATTTTAAAAGTGGTAATGCTTATTCTATAGGATTAACATCAAGTACGGTGCTTGTATTTACTTACTTACAGTACACTACAGATTTTACAGATTTAAACGATACGACACACGAAGAAGTGTGTCAGATTGCAGCTCGAAAAATCTTGGCTACATTGGGAGACCCAAGATACCAAATCCTTCAGACAGAAATAACTGAAAGACGAGTTTAAAGATGCTTTTTGCTCCCTGCTTTCTAGAAAGGGTAGAGTAGGGTTTCCCCTTACTTTGCCCTTTCTTATTAAAAAGATATTATGGCTACATTAAATGAAATAACATACAACATAAAGAACTTAGTTTCTGGTGGCGTGGCTTCCGATGACTCTGATGTATCTAATCGACAAATTAAGTTTATGGTACATTACCATAGAGCTAACTTATTGATGCAGTACACAAATAATGGAAGGAAGGCTTCAAATGCCTGTTTCCAGATGGATGTTCTAACGCCTTCTAGTTCTGGAGTCTCTATTAAGGATTTTGTAGGGTTTAATGAGAATAGAGCTATAAGGAGTATAGCATTTAAAGACGACACGTCAATTGATTCCTTATACGTGGCTTTGCCTATAATCCAGCATCACGACAGGATGTTCGTGAATAACTCAAGGTTTATCCTAAGTGCGGGAAGCAAAATAGCTACGCTATCTGATAGAAAGTTATACGTATGGGAGGGAGATACAATAGTCTCTGGAGGTTCAGTAGAGATTAATGGTATATTCTCTAACCCTACAGATGTAAGTACTTATGTAGATGACGACACAACTCAATACCCAATACCTGAAGAGTTGATACCTTTATTGGTGAAAAATATATTACAAGCTGAATTTAGTGTTATGATGGGTGTAAATTCAAAAGGACCAAACAATCAAGCAGATGAAAACAAGGCAAAAAGCAAGAAGGCAACTAAACAAAAAGTACAAAAATAAATACACGTCAATTAAAGACGTGTTCAACACTATAAAATCAGGAATAAGAGTAAAAGGCAAGATTAGTACTAGAGAGATTGATTATAGTGAGTATTACTCGATTATACAAGCTTTCTTGGACGATGTGGTAGATACAGTCGCAAACAAGCAAGAGGTCTTTAAACTGCCTCTAAAGATGGGTGAGATGTATATTAAGAAGCTACCTCATAAGAGACCATTCCATGTAAGGATAGATTACGAAGAATCTAAAAACAAAGGAGAAATGGTTTTCTATAAAGTACCTATCTTAGACGACACTTATACGAAGGTTGTTTGGGATAGGCCCTACAAGTTTAATAAGTATAAAATCTTGCCTCTAAAGAGATTTAAAGAGGCTATAAATAAGCAACAATGAAAGGAAGCCCGAAAATAAGTGTTAAACAGATAGTAGCAACTGTTATACGTAACTTAGGTATACAAGATGCTGCAAGAGAGTTTCATAACTTTGTTGAATGGGCTTTTGAAGCAGAAAAGAAGATAGGCTCTTACTCAACGTTTGATAAGAAAATTACAGACCTAACAGTTACTAGTAAAAAAGTTTTACTACCAACAGACTTTCTCAACATGATAGAGTTACGTTCTGGTAGTGGAAATTACGATTCTACAAACAGCTACATATCAGGCGGTTACCTAAACATAGACGTATCTGATGGAACGGTAATTAAGTTACATTACGAAGCTATAGCTACAGATGAGGAGGGTTTTCCAACCCTATCTGCCTCACACGAAGATGCGATAGCTTCTTACATAATGTACAAATACAAAGCTAAGGAGTATTACAATCAAAAGCTCCCTAGATATGTGTACCAGGATATTAAAAAGGAATGGTCATATCAATGTGCTCAAGCTAGGGGTAGAGATAATATGCCTACTAAGCAGCAGTGGAGAAACATAAGTAAATACTGGAACTCATTAAGAGCATCTAACGACAACACACGTAAATTGTTTTAAAAATGGCTAAGTCAACTAAAAAACCTAATTCGTTCTCTAAGGGAATGATGTCTGATTTAGATGCTAACGTATTACCTCCCGAATCTTATAGGTCTGCCACTAATGGTAGATTAACGTCTAGGGAGGATAATTCTTTTACATTGAAAAACGCAGAAGGAAACTCTTTGTTTACTCAGACCAGCTTCTCGGTCTATTATTTTTCTATAAGCTATAGCGCTCTAAATGGTAATGGTTCTGCTAACACTTCAACGATGGTGTTAACTTATGATTCGGTATATTATAGTCATACATATACAAATACAGACACTGAGGGCGTTATTAACATCACTGATTTATTGAAAAATACTTTAAATGGGTTTATAGCTGAGCATGGTTCTTCCACTCCGTCTCTTTCGTACTCAATGATTGGTAATCTTATTTTAGTAACAAACACTGGGGCTATTAGTTTGTTTGATTCAGACACTCTTAATATTGGTGCTACTCAATTAATTAACAGTAATCCAACTCCTTGGACCACGACTACAACACCTACAGTTGCGGGCACATACACCTACAGTGCTGTAGGTATTACTTCGTTCTCTAATTACGCTATAGCTTTATGTACTTCTATTGATGGTTCGGCAACCTACAAAGATGCTATAATGAAGTACACTATAAATGAAAATGGTACTCTTGCTAGTTCTGAAGTTATGTTATTTGGTAATTTCGGATTTACCGCTGGTAAGTCTATTCGCGTAGAGAAGTCAGAAGAGAATGAACATTATCATAGAATATATTGGACAGACGGAATAGCTCCTTTTAGGACTTTAAACTTAAAGGAAGACCAATCTTATTACGCTTCTATCACTGTAGACGACTTAGATGTTTTTAAGTCTAGCAATTTGTTAGCCCCAGAAATTACGTCCATCAGTAATGGAGGTTCTGTTATCTGTGGTTCTCACTCATACTGCTATAGGTTATCTACGGGAGACGGAAAGAACTCTATGGTGTCTGCTATAACAAATCCAATACCAGTATATAGAACCGATAGAGATAGCGCTGTACATGAGTTGCTAGGAGGTGGTTCTGGAGTTGATTCAGGTAAGTCTGTATCAATGGACATACTAGGGTTAGATAGCTCATACACTACTATAGAAATAATTGACATTGCATACACAAGCAAGTCTGGTAGTATGACTGCTAATATAATTTCTGAAGGAGTAATAGTTGGTGGTGCATTTAGATTCACTCATACTGGAACAGAAGTTAAAACAGTTATAACTGTAGGGGAGTTATTAAGGTCTAGTATATCTTGGATTACATGTAAAGACATTGCAATTAAAGATAATAGACTTTTCGCTTCAAATCTAAGTAATGACTTTACTGAAATTGATTACGACTTTAGATTAAGGTATTATAAATTATTTGAAGGTAGTTTTAATGAGAGCTCTAGCCATCAAAACGCTGGAATACATTTAGACGGATTTTATACTGGTGATAATTGGAATTCAATAAAACACCCTACAAATACAACAGACCCAGTTTGGGGTGCTCAGTCTTACGATTATAATAATTCAGATACAGGTGTTCGTGTAACGTTTCAATTAAAGGAGTTTGATTTAACATCTAACAGGTATTACGAAAATACATCCTTCAATGGCAGTTCCGCTTCTACAAAGTCTTATTCTAACCCACCCTATTGCGGGCCTTTAGAGAAGAATGGGGATGATGATTTTTACGATAATTACCAAAACCCTATATTCGCTTCTAAATATACTGGATACCAGAGAGGGGAGATTTATAGGTTTGGGATATTATTTTATGACGTAAGAGGTATTCCTATGTTCGTGAATCCTATTGGTGATGTTAGATTTCCAGACGCTACTACTCCATACAATCGCTTAGATGACTCAGACAACGTAGTTACTGGAGGCTCGCCTTCCACCTTTAAAACTAGTTACTGGCCAGGACACGGATATGTGTTGTATCCTAGGTTTGACGTTAAGTTATCCGCAGGTATACGTAAAGGTATCTCTGGGTACTCTATAGTTAGATTGGATAGAACCGACTCTGATAAAAGAATATTAGCCTCTGGGGTTTTCAACCAAACAATGAGGTATCATAATAATGATGGTAATAGGTCTCTAAAAAATAAAATAGGGAATGAGTATTTAAATATATATAGCTCATCTTCAACTCATCAATCAATGCCTAAAAGGTTATTTACCTTTGACACACCAGAATCTAACTTCTCTTCGTTTAGCTATAACAAGAAGGCAGGAGACCGTATTAATATTACCGCTACCCTTAAAGCTTTCACTGTTGACGAAAATCTACTACCTAATGTAGGTGGAGATTTGTCTGGTCATTCAATGACTAAAGGTACTGGAACTCTATACTACGGAGCTAGATTCGACCCTAAAGTTACTGGCAATACAGATAACGATACTTTCGAGTTCTCTACCTACGTTCAATACTATCAAGGTTTAGACATTCCAGGCACAAGTAACTCAAGAGATATACATTACGGAACTTACGTGTCAGCTTATGGAGAGGTTGGTAGCGCTTCTACAGGTCTTACTGGTAACTTTACTGGTAAGACATATAGAAACGCATCTAGATTTAATCATGCTGACGATGATTATGACGGGGTTGATTGGGGGCACTTCGCTTATTCTCACCCTTTTGGCTCGTCTTCACTTACTTTTAATTCTGAAAGCGACCAATCTAATGGCTCTGCCTTTACTTTGTATGGGAACGGTACTATGTTAATTTCTTTAGATTCAGATTTGGATATAGAAGATTTCGTAACCTCCCCAAATAAGGTTAATAATATAACTGAATTGTCAAGTGGGTTTTCTTACGCCTACAAGCTTTATGGAAATATTGTAAGAGATGTTAGCGCTGGTCAATACGGAGGAACAACTGATTATGCTTATCAAACAGCTAAATATATAAGCACTGGCCACTATAACTCAACCCCTACTGCGGTTGATAGGAATCATGTGTACGGTGGTGATACTTTTATAAACTCATACTCATTAAGAAAGCAATTTGCTGGGTATAGTACTAGCCCTGCGTGGGAGTTGCCTTCTACCGCTATGATATTCCCTGTAGAGTCTAGTGTTAATCTAGACATGAGAGATGGAATATATTTCGGCTCTACTCCAGATATAAACTCACAAATAGAAGATTCTTATTTCTATAATCAAACTTATAGTTGTAGAAATACTAACAAGACTTTTGTGCCAAAACCTTTTGACTTTAAGAGTGTGAGCGAGTTCCCTAACTTAGTGGCAGCTTCTAACATGAAGATACCAGGAGAGTCTGGAGATTCTTACACTTCCTTTGGAGCTAATGAGATTCATGAGTTAGACTTAAGTAAAGGACCTATATATAATATATTTAACCTTAGAGGTGACTTGTTTGTACTGCAGGCTAGTGGAGTATCTAAGCTTAGTATTAACCCTAGAGTTATTGTAGATAGTTCAGATGCCGCATCAACAGGTATAACTACAGGTACTGGGTTGGTTATCGAAAGGTCTGACTATGTGGACACTATGTATGGTAGTCAGCACTATAATAATGTAGGAGTTACAAGTAATTCTGCTTATTGGTTTGATTCTGAATCTTCATCTTTCTGTAGATTAGCTTATGGTAAGGGGTTGATTGTTCAGGATTTGGGGCTGACAACTCAGAACGCTAATGTTTTTGATTCCTTAAAGGATTATACAATAGGTGACGAGCCTTTAGATGCTGCAGTGGGTGGTGTAAATGTATATTACGATAAAAGACATGATGAGATTGGTATCTCTATAAGTAGTCCTAGCAAGAATGTTCACATGGTTTACAGTGAGATGAATGACGTAATGGTTACTCATAAGTTTACTGTAGTCGTTGATTCTTTCAGTTTAGCAGGAGAGTTATATACTCTTGGGTATAACGACTTTGACGGTTCTGGGACTTTAAATTCTAGCAAGATTTGGTTAGAAAATAACAATGCTAGTCATAAAAACTTTTACGGGACAGCAGCCACCAACAGTTTAGATGTTGAATTTATATGCAATGAATCGGTATTCTCATCAAAGAAGTTCGATAAATTAACTATGTATTTATCTGGGAATGGCAATAACCCTAAATTCACTAAATTTACATTCACAGACTCTATAGATAACAACTTAGTTAATGATTCTTCTTTATCTAAGATGTCTAATGGGAAGCACATAACGCCTATTGTTAATTCTGATGGTACAGGAAATGCTATAGGTAATTACTTAATCATTAAAGCCGAATCCACTGAGACAGGAAAACTGGAAGTGTTTGGTGCTTTAATACATAATAGAACATCAATATGAACCACTATTTAAATATAGACGCTGAAAAAAAACTAGCTAATAGGCTTTACTACGGTGGGGGTTATACTAAAAAATATGAAGGGGGAGGATTAACTCCTGAAGGGGGAGATTTAACTCTTGAGGAGGACGAGGCTCGTAAAGATAAACGTAACGCTATTATGGGTGCTGGACTTACTGTAGCAAGTTCTGCTATAGAAGCTATAGATGACGACCCTAGTTATGGTAATGCCGATGTAGCTGCTTCTACATTAAAGTATGCGTCTATGGGTGCTGTAGCTGGTCCTTGGGGAGCTGCTGCTGGTGCTGCAGTAGGGTTTGGTGTTGGTATGGTTCAAAAAGGTAAGGCTCAGAAAGCAGAAGTAGCAGCTAACCACAAGGCGGAACAAGATGAAGGTTATCAGAATTCGATGGACGCTTTAAATGAATTTGCTGGATACAAGGACGGTGGTCTTATAAAGAAGTACGCATCTGGAGGTGAGATAGATTCGAAGAATGAAAAAGTAGACCCTCCAGTAAATCTAGACACCACTACAAAAGAAGGTCTTAAGAATTATACCAACGCTTACAGGGATGGTAGCTTAACCACTAAGCATGAGATAGATGGAGAAGATGTGTTTGCATTTTCTGACATGGAAAGTATAGATATAATTAAAGATAGAAGCGACCCTAATACGGCTGCAGAATCAAAAGAGTATACTGACTTTTTATCATCAGCAAAGAATGGTGCAGAGTACGAAAGAAAAGGATTACCTGTAACAGCTCAACAAAAAGAAGATTCTGAGTACTACAAACAGAACAGACCTATAGAGCACAGCATGGCTGCTGGTGATGAGTTCTCTGACATGATGGAAGATTTTGGGACTACCGTAGCTACTGCCCCACTATTAATGGGTTCAGGTGCTGGTCGTTTTTTAACGAAGAATCTTGGTGGCGCATTAAAGTATGAGTTTGCCACCGCTAAGGCTGGGTTAAACTTGATGAAGAATGGTCAACTCTTTAAGGGGGGTGTTCAAACTCTTTACCACGGGAGTAAGCTTCAAGCTTTACCTATGGGTATGGCTGCTTTAGGAGGTTTAGCTAGAGACGGACTCCAAGGAGACGCTACATCTAGTAATCTTGCGGATATGGCTAAGGTAGGGGTCAATATATACAACCCACTTAAAAAGATTCCTTACGCAGGTAAGTTAGGGGAATATATGGTTGAAAACTCTAAAGACCTTGTTAAGGCATCTGCCGATTTTGTCAAGGGTAAGTATAGTCAAACTACAGCAAGGTTGGCTTCTACTTTCGTTAAAGATAAAACTACAAAGAAGATAATTAAGTTAGGGAAGGGTTCTTTAGAGGATATGCCTCTTTTAGATTTTAATTCTTGGATACCTACAGCTACAGCTAAATCTACAGATAAGACTGCAAGTGGGTCAAAATCTTTTGCTAATGGTGGTATGACACAAGGAGCTTATAATCATGGGACTAACCCATTGACTGTAGTAGACCAGAATGGAAATAAAACAGGTATGGAACTCACAGGAGGTGAGGGCGTATTTGATAAGCCAGCAATGGATAAGATTAAGGGAATGCTTGCAGGTGGAAGATTTGAAGATGCAGGAGCGTTCGTGAACAATGAAATGAAAACTTGGAAACATAAATAGAGATGGCTGTAAAAAAACCAAAAGGGGTAACCCACGGAACTTTTAATAAAAACCCTGGTAACATAAAAGGGTATCATAAAGGTGGTTCTAAAACTGACTTTACTAAATGGCTTGACAAGCAAGGCATAAAATATAGTCAAGGTAGTGAAGCTAGTGATGGCGGTTACTTTATTCACTTCGAAACCAATGAAGATGGACTAAAGGCTGCAGATAATTTCTGGAATGTAACTAAGACTTGGTCTGCTTATGAGAACAAGGATGGTTCTTCTATGACCGTAGAGGATGCTTTATCTAAGTATTCTAATAGCGGGTATGACCAAACCTTTTTAGACTCTTTAACCGCTAAAGGTATTGACTTAACTGCAAGTTTAGATACGCTGGATGATGATGATTTAGCTATGCTATCTCATACTCAGATGCAAACCGAAGACCCTAATCAGTATGCTGCCCTACAAACTCAAGGACTTATAAGTAAGTCTGGGGTTTCTACATATAGAGGTAAGGTTGCTAGTGCTCAATCAACAGCTCCTGGACCTCTTGTTTCTGCTCCAAGTACGAATGCTAATGTTCCGACTCAAGGTCAGGCTCTAATAAACGCACAGCAAGGAAGAGCAAACAATCTTAAGCTAGCTGGTTCTACAGCTCCAGCTCCAGATTCAGACTTAGCTGTAAACGAAGATATATTAGCTTTAATAAAAGGCTTGTCTACCGCTACTAATCAAACTGCAGGAGAGAGGTCTTATACTTCAACAGAAGAAGATTTAACTCTTGTAGATGATGTAGAGCAAAATCTTAGAACTTATTATATAGACAAGTTCGGAGACCAAAGTCTTGATGATGACGACTTAATGAATGGGAAGGGTGATTTTTCTGATGAAGAATCTATTTTCTCTAAAATAGCCGACCAACTATCTGAAGGATTAGACTTACAAACACAAAAGGGTCAAGCTATATTAAAGGCAAGACTTGTTAGTTTTGATGATAAGGTAAGTAGCCCTGAATACATTGAAAAATTAAGAGCTTCTTATAAAGGTCCTTCATTTCGTAATCCTTTAGAGAGCGACATGGCCTTCACTAATGTAATGCAGGATACTAATTTCCTTCAGAGATTGAAGGGTAATGTATTGCGTAATGTTGAAGAAAAGAATAATATAGTAATAGAGAGTAGAGATATTTCTGCTGGAGGTAACGCTAGACATGAGGGTGATACAGTAGAAAATGGAGAGTTATTAAAAATACCAGGAACTAACCAAGACGCTAAAACTACAGCAGCCT